ATGAGTAGATGTCAGCAATACAGACGGGTACAATACAGCAAATAAATTTAAAAGATGATGATGTAAATAAAGTTTATTCTGTAAAAGCATTATTAGATACATCTGCGAACACATTAGTAGAGGTATTCCCAATTGATACAAACATAAAGCGTGTCCCAATATTAGGTGAACAGATTATAGTTTTAAACTCAAAGACTGCTGATTCGAATTCAAAATCAGCACAAAAAAGAAAATATTATTCACATATAATACCCGTTCAATCTAACGTTCATAACAACTCACTGCCAACCGCAAACTCAACTAACTCAACCACATCGGGTGGTGACTATGGAGATACTTCTGCAGGAAACCCAAATTCATCTGGTGGTGAATCTGATGCCGACTTAGGTGATGGGTTTGTTGAAAGAACTGATGTGGGTTCATTACAACCATTCTTAGGTGATGTATTAATAGAGGGTAGGTTTGGACATTCTTTACGATTTGGATACTCCCCAACAGAAGCAGACACAACAGAAGACCCATCATGGGAATCTTCAACAGTAGAAGACCCAATTACTATTTTAAGTAATGGTAGAAAAAGTGGTGGTAGTTATAATAAATTTATTATTGAAAGTGCTGATGATGACCTATCATCAATATACCTAACCTCATCACAAAAAATATCTTTAAAAACATCTCAAACAAATTTAGGAATGGGTGTTGATGTTCAATCCAAATTTGACAAACCATCTGTTATAATAACATCTGATAGAATTTTATTGGATTCAAAATCCGATTATGTTATATTATCAGGTGCAAAGGATATTATAAATGCAACACCCTCATGGGCAATGGAGATGGATAAGATGTTTACAATCTTAGAAGGACTTATTCAGCAAGTAGCAGATTTAACTGCAGGTACTGCCACATTCGCAACTGGTGTAGGCCCAACGGGCCCTGCTACAAACGTAGCAGATGTTCAAAAATTATTAACCGATTTAAAAATGATGGCTCAATAAATGCCCGTATTATTCCCATCATTTCAAGCAACGGTTGCACCTTACTTAGATGCTCCTATAGAAAAAACAGAAGCAGATACTGCTAAAGTTATTGCAGATGCATATGGGGTATCGGTTGCTAGTGGAATGATTACATTAATACCAGGTTCAGCAATCATATCAGCACCTCCGACTAAACCAATTGAAGATGCTATAATAGATACCTTCAATCAGATAAAAGATTCCGAAGGCCCACCAACCCCACCTATGTTTTTAAAATGGGCAACTGAGACAGTAAACTATTGGGCAGGAGTTACATGGACACCAATGCCACCCCCACCCGGATATGTATCACCAACGACTGGTGTTACCGTTCTAACAGGTGGAACTCCATCTCCATTAGATGTAGGGTTATGGGCCGCATTTAACAATCCACCAGCACCAACACCGATGGGTAATATTATATGTGGTAAATTGATATTAGCGTTCACAACACATCTACTAACTGTAAATGGATTATATAATGGATTAATCCCTGCACCACCTGCACCACCAATACCAGGCCCACCTTTCCCATGGATAGGTGTGTCATAAAACAAAAAAATTGATATTTATATAAAAGTATATTATTATGAAGGCAAAAGATTTAGCACAATTATTAGAAGTTATCGTAAGAAAGGTAGTTAGGGAAGAACTAAAACCAATCATTACGGAAGTTAGAAACGTATCTAAACCAATTATAAAAGAAACAAAGTCTAAACCTAAAAAGGTTAAAGACCCATTAGATATAAACATATCTGATATCTTAAAAGAAGAACGCACAACCACACCATCTAAACCAAAAACATTTGTAAAAAACCAGTTGTTAAATGAATTATTAAACGAAACTGCAAATGATGGTGAGTGGAGAAATATGGATGCTCAGTTTGGGTCTAACCAAGCACAAGGATTTGTGGGTGGGAACTCTAATACAATAGCCCCTACAGTAGATATAGATGGTAGACCCGTTGATACTAATAATGAAGAAGTTGCAAACGTTATGGGTGCAATGACAAAAGATTATTCAGCATTAATGAAAGCGATTGATAAGAAAAAGGGAAGATAACAAATGGCTAAACCACGAAAAGAATATTCGTATCAAACTTTAGATTTACAACCCGATGTCGCAGTCGGTATTACCTTACCATTCGGTAGTAATAAGGGATTGTTTACTTTAAGTTATACAACTGAAGAGCAATCCATATCCAACTTAAAAAACTTATTACTAACTAGAAAAGGAGAACGTCCATTTGTTCCTGAGTTTGGGTCTAGTGTATATTCTTTAATGTTTGAACAAATAGGAGCAGGTTTATCAGATAGTCTTAGGGAATCCATTACAGAGGATGTTAATTTCTGGCTACCATACATAGTTATTGATGACATTAATATTGAAGTAATAGAAGATAGAAACTATGTTCAAATTCAATTATCATATAGGGTAACAGAGGATGGTGTAAATCGACAAATTATTATGTATGTAGATAACGCAGGTTCAGCAACAATAGAATAGGTATATTATGGCAAAAAAAGTTAACAACGACTTAGTACAAAAGGATGTATCTTTAATAGGTAGAGACTTCGGTGAATTTAGAAAAAATCTAATTGATTTTTCTAAAACATACTTTCCAAATACATATAATGATTTTAACGAATCTTCACCTGGCATGATGTTCATTGAGATGGCATCATATGTCGGTGACGTTCTATCATTTTATACAGACACTCAACTAAGAGAATCATTAATAACAACCGCAGAAGAAAATAGTAACTTATTTAATATCGCTGCAGCGTATGGGTATAAAGCCAAAAATTATGTACCTGCAACTGTTACTATGGATGTGTTTCAATTAGTACCATCTACTGGAACTGGTGATAATGTAAAACCAGATTTCACTTATGCAATGGTTATTTCTGATGGTATGTCAATTGGTTCAACTGACAATAGTGATGTTAGTTTTATAACACAAGGTCAATTAGACTTTTCATTCTCATCTTCACTAAGTCCAACTGAGGTGACCGTTTATCAAATAGATGAAAATACAAATGCACCAGTTTATTATTTATTAAAGAAACAAATTAAAGCATCAAGTGGTACTATTAAAACAAAAGAATATTCTTTTGAAAGTCCAAAGATTTATGATAAAATAAAATTGGAAGATGAGAATTTTATTAGAATTAAAAGTATAACTGATTCAGATAACGATAAGTGGACTGAAGTTCCGTATCTCGCACAAGACACAGTATTTGAGCAAATAGAAAACAACGAAGATAACTCAACACAATTTTCACAATTCTCAGACGATACTCCATATCTTTTACAATTAAACAGAGTACCAAAGAGATTTATAACAAAAATTGAAGATAGAGGTGTGGTGACAATTCAATTTGGAGCAGGTATATCTGCTAACGCAGATGAAGAGATTATACCAAATCCAGATAACGTTGGTTCTGCTCTATATGGAGTCGTTGGTGATTTAGACCAAGGAATCGACCCATCTAATTTTTTATATACTAAAACATATGGAGTTGCCCCATCTAATACAACGTTAACGGTTGAGTATTTAGTTGGTAATGGTATCGTAGATAATGTACCAGCAAAAGACTTAGTAACTGTTATTTCATCTACCCAAACATTTGCAAATGAACGTAATTTAGATACATCACTTGTAAACTTTGTTAGAAACTCTATAGCAGTAACAAATCCAGAACCAGCACGAGGAGCACGTAGTGAAGAATCTATGGATGAGATTCGTAACAATGCAATGTCATTCTTTGCAGCTCAAAATAGAACTGTAAGTAGAGAAGATTATATTATGAGATGTTATGCACTACCACCACAGTTTGGTTCAGTAGCAAAAGCATACATACTACAAGATTATCAAATTGAAAATAAAAAAAGTAATGGTGAAACAATCACATCTGAAATACCGAACCCATTAGCACTAAACTTATACACATTGGGTTACAATGATACCAATCATTTAGTACCACTAAACACCGCAACAAAAAATAATCTAAAAACTTATATTTCATATTATAGATTATTAACAGATGCAGTTAATATTAAAGACGCACATATTATAAACATTGGAATCGAATTCGAAATAACTGTAATGCCAGATTACAACTCTAATGTAGTTCTTTTAAATTGTATAAATGAACTTAAAGAGTTTTTTAATATTAATAATATGTCTATAAACAACCCAATACAATTATCTAAACTATATTTATTGTTGGACAGTGTTGATGGTGTTCAAACTGTAATTAGGCCCGATAAAGAGGGTGTTGGTGGATTTCAAATATTTAATAAATTTAATGGAAATTATTCACCGAATAAATATAGTATTAAGACTGCCACTAAGTTTGGAGTAATTTACCCAGCAAAAGACCCATCAATATTTGAAGTTAAATTCCCAAATACAGACATTAGGGGTAAGGTAGTAACTCAATCATTCTAAGGAGATAAACAATGATATATAGAATATACGGACAGAAAGATACTACCATTTACGAACAAACTGCTCGTAAGAATCAGAACGCAGGTAACGATTCGATATTGGAAACTACAAAGTTCTTTGATGAACTTAGTAATACAGATTTAATTGGCAATAGTAGAATACTTACACAATTTGATTTGACACCACTATCATCATCAATATCTTCAGGTGATATATCGGGTAATATAAAATTCTATTTAAATTTAACATCAACTCAAGAGACTGAAGTACAACGTGAATATACACTAGACATTCACCAAATATCAGGTAGTTGGAGTGAAGGGATGGGTTCGTTTTATGATAATCCAGTAACTACAGAAGGTTGTAGTTGGGTAAGTAGAAATGATTCAACATGGGTAACGAGTTCGTTTGCAGCAGATGTAACTGGCTCTTATACATTAAATGAAGGTGGTGGTAATTGGTATACTGCATCTGTTAGTAATACATTAGTATCTCAATCATTCAACAAATACACAGTAGATTTAAATGTAGATGTTACCGATTATGTAAATGATTGGTTAAGTGGTTCTCGCCCCAATAACGGATTTATAATTAAACGACCAAAATCACAAGAAATTGGTTCTGTTAAATATGGTTCATCTAAATTCTTTTCAAATGATACTAATACAATATATGTTCCTACGTTGGGTGTTAGATGGGTATCTGGTACATTCAACCCAGGTTCTTTAGAAGAACTTACTGATGATAATATTATAGTATATGCTAAGAATACACTTACTGAGTATAAGGAATCATCTAAAGCAAAACTTAGAGTAGTTGGTAGAGCAAGATACCCACAAAGAACTTTTGCAGATTCACACCCATATACTACAATTAAATATCTACCACAAACTACTTATTATAAGGTAAAGGATGTGGAGACGAATTTATCTATAATACCATACGATACAACATACACCACAGTAGATTGTGATTCAACTGGAAATTATTTTGATTTTTGGTTTAATACATTACAACCTGAGAGATTCTATCAATTTGAATTTAGAGTAGATAGAAGTGGTAAAAGTGAATATTTTGATGGGCCAATTTTTAAAGTAGTTAGATAATGCCAGAAAAAACAAAAAATCTTACAGTAGTAAAACGAGATGTTAATCGAAACACATCTAACCAAATCATTTCTTATGGATTGCCAAAATCTAAAGAAGAAGAATATGGTAGTGTTAGACTAATATCAGCTGCCACATTTTATGAAAAAGAATCATACAAAAAGGTAATGGGTGTAGTTTCCGATGAACTTATCAATAACAATGGTGAATTTGAAATTACTGAACAAAAATTAAACTATATCAAATATAAAGCATCTTCTGCAGAAATAGTATCTGAACTTGAAGAATTTGTAGATATATTTAGTGGTAGGTATGAGATGACTGAAAATGCAACCACGCCAAATGGTAGAAAGACTTCACGTGATTACAGAAACAGACATTATCTTAACGTAAGTTATACAAGCGCCTACACCTCCGGCCGCGGCTTTAAATTCTCAGGCTACGAGCAAGTACCATTTGATAAAACATTGGAAGGCCCTGCATTAGATAATGGTAGATATGTAATTACAAAAGAACTCATTGACTCTGGTAGAAGTTTAAAATTTAAATTTACACTAGGTGCACAAAACAATCTAACAAAGCCCGTTGGTTTGAGAATGCGGTTTTACAGAAGAAGGTTACCTTGGAATGGTGGCGTGGGTGACAGTGCATCACCAGAATTGGTTAACACCATCTCACCTAGAAAATACCCAATCATAACAACTGAGTATATTTTAAAAAATGAGGATATGGTAGAATTTGACACATGGGAGCCGAAGGCCGTCTGTGGTACTGCTAACGAAGAATTCGACATAAGTGGTGAAAAGTCAATATTTGAAGTAGATTTATTAGAACCAGAAAACGTTGATTCGGAAATTCAAAGACTTGCACCTCCTTTCACACTTAATACATGGGATGGTAATATAATTATTAACCCAAATACTGGTGTTTTAACTGTAACAAAAGGAAATTCCACAACAACCCCAACTGTTAGTACCGGTATTGGTAATAAATCATGGCCTGAGATATTTCAACCTACTCCTATTGTTTACCAATATGGTTTAGAAGACAAAACACAAAGTACAGCCGCAGTCGCAATTGGAAATATAACAGTACCAGATGGGTATAATAATAAAGGTGAAAAAATAAA